TATGCCATAATTCACCATTACAATATAATTGTAAATGATAAATTTTACTAATCTGCCAATTTATGGTTTAATTAGTATAAGTTTACTTATAATTTTAATTTATTCTATTAAAGATTATTATTTTTAAGTTCTAGATATTTATGTTTATATTTCAAATATTTATATTTTGTAGTTTCTAGGTTAATTTGCGGATTAATAGCGTCAGGACGTAATAACAGATGCACCCCGCCATATGTTACCATAATTACATCTAATGGATAATGTTTAAAATCGTTTAATGCATAAATAAGTGCTTCTACTACCCACTCCATCGGATTTTTAAATTCTCCACTTCCAACTGCTGTTAAATATACTTTTATTCTTGAGTCATCTTTTAATAAGTGTAATTTATTTACTGCTACTTGTAAAGTGCATTTAAAAGCAGCTTTTAATATTCCAACAGCAAATGGTTTTATTCTGTCTTCGTAGCCGTCTCTGTCTAATTCTAAACCATATATAAAGGCATAATCTCCAAATGGTAATCCTGAACAATATACCTGACACACTTTTTTATCATAATCAAATAATAATGGTGAATTCCACTGAACACCAACTTTTAAATGGTTCTCAAACAGATTTTGATTGTCTCGTGCGAAATTACTTTGCTCTTGTGTTGGATTTATAAAACAATAACCATTTTTATATAAATATTGCCCTTGAGTAGGATTAGTATTTACTTTTATAAACTTCAACTCGGGTAAATCTAATAGTGTTTGTAATGTATTAAATTGTTTATCCGTTGTTTGAGGATAGCCATCAACATCCGTTGTTTGATAAGGATTTTTATATATCAAGTAATTTCTAAAAAATGTTCCTATTGGTGATGCAAGTGCTACTCTAGGACCTTGTGAATTATCTTTGTAATAATTACGAATACCATTTTCTGGTGATACATTTTCGCTCATCATTTCTAATAAATTGAATTGTGATGCCGCTTGAAAAACATCTGTTGGACTAGACTCATTAATTAATGATACAATATCTTCATTAATTATATTATATGTTATATTTTTCGGTGCATCCTTTGACAGTTCGTATTTTTGAAACCTTTCCAAAAAAATTAGTGGTAAACATAAAAAATCACCTACATTATATAATATATTATTTATAGTAAATTTAATATTCGTAGCATATATATAAAGTTTTTCTGTATCATACAAATAATCTTTAACCGTCATGTCTAAAGATTCACATATTGTTTTCAAAGTGCGTGATGGTATTTTCGAAGAGCTTGGTGAATCGTCCCATAGGTCTGTTTCTTCTAAACCAAAATAATCTTCAAACCAATTTTTATGTAATATATTTCCACTAGCGTCGCGTAATATATTTCCACTAGCGTCGTATATTCTAAGTTTGTTCATAAGGTATAATTTATGAATACCCTTTGCATCAAATAAATAATCATTCTTTTCCGTTTTAACAAGATTAAATTTTGTCGGATCATCAACTCCGTATGTATGTCCTGCTTTAAGCTTCGGCAGTCCTTCGGTTTCACGCACATTGTCTATTTCGTTAAACAATATATAAAATTGTGAAGAAGCATTGTATAGATTTACTATATTCAATAATAATTTCAGATTATCAAGAGTTAAATCAATATAAAACGTTTGATTATCTTGTAAAATTATTTTTTCCTCATTATAGATTTTTGCTATCACGTCTCTTATTTGTTCTAGCGTGGGTTCTAGCGTGGGTTTAAGTGTAATTAGCCTATACTTCGATTTTTCAGTTTTAGTTTTTTTTACATATAATATTTTAAAAGTAGAATTGCTTAAGAATTGTTGTAATTCTGAAAGGACCGGAAACAACCAACTATGCATGTTTATCATTTTAGCATTTAATTTAGACAGTATAGTTGTTTCCAGTAGTTTTGAAGATGAAACATTTGTTTCCATTATCGCTATTGTCGCATCATAAGTTTTATTTATAAATTTGAATATATCTATAGTGCGACAAAAGTCAATTATAGATGTAAAATTATCATTTGTTAATATAATATAATAGGATGAATACCCACCGTCAACTATAGATTTAATGTTGCCTATAGCATCTCTAACATTTATTTTAAATAATAGTTCACTTAATTTTTTTGTAGTTTTCTTATCCTCATATCCAATTGTAATATTCATCTTAGTTTCTTCATCATCGCTAAATATAAAATTTAATATCGTAATATTATTTAACAAATTGGTCAATTCTGCGGTAAAGATAGGGTCGGTAGAACTGGTAAATTTAGTATTCTGCTCATTCTCACACTCTAATAGATTAGAAAATGTTCCTGCGCGATTAGGTATACAAATCGATTTATTACTTGTCATAATTATATAAATAGATATAAAAAATAATTAAATTATTTTATTTATATAATTAATACATTTCTTATAATTCTTAATTAAAATTAATTAAATATTTTGAAATAAAAATCATAAAATATAAGTTTATGCTTTTATCTGTCTAAATTATATTTTATATTCACTCTTTCTATTTGTAATTTATGTAAAATTATATTAGCATAAGTTAAGCTTTCTGGATGAGGTATAGAAAGGTTTTTTTCTAATAAATCTACTGGATTTATAGAATTATATTTTTTCATAACATCTATATTTCCATATGCTATTTGTCATTTATACCATTATGTACATAATCTTCGCCATTTGGAATATAAATTGTATTATCTTTTAAATTATTGAATATTAAATTATTTAAAAAAACTAAGTCAATTCTTAATGAAATAACACAATCATAATGAATATTCTCTTTATTCTTATATTCTTCTAATAACAAAAATACTCTATTCTTATTTATAAAGTGACAAGTCATATTATGAATACATGTCTCATCACGTCTTCCTGAATATTTTCCTAGGTTGTATTCATATTGTATACTGCTATTATTATATAATTTGGGTTTATATAAGTGAATAAAATCATTAAATAATGATTCAGAAGAATTATCAGATGAAAAAAAAATCAATATCATTATGTTTTCCAATACTTTCTACTATATTTTCATAATGTTCAACACATTTGTTTAGTCTACCATAAACAAGAACTGCAATACGCATTATTCTAAATGTATATCATATAACTAATTGATATTTATAACATAAAAATAACGGTAGTTGGATTTATCGATAGTTATATAAAAATATTTATTTATACTATATATCCGTTGGAATAGTCGTAATTCTATGAACTAACAATTAAAGTTAAAAAAATTGATAAATATATATAAAAAAATCTTTATTTAAATATATTAATATGAGTAATAATAAGTTTGACGATTATAAAAGACAAGTATATGCATTCCTTGATACTTGTAGATATACTGATACTAATAAATTAAAACCGACTCATTTATCTTATGGATTATTTCAAGGAAAATTTGTTTTGGATGAATTACAAAGGAAACAATTTTTAAGTTTATATATTAAAGCAATTGAGTCAGGAACAACTGATTTATCTATTTTAGAAATTCAAAAAGAATATGCGCCATTAATTGTAGATATAGATTTAGAAAGTCTTGAAGAAAATTATCCAAATAACAAACGATTATATACAAATGATATGATCAAAGAAATAATTAGTAAATATAATGAGTCAATTAAATATTATTTAAATATATCTAATGGTGATTTAAAAAATGAAGTTAAATGTTGTGTATTTGAAAAAAGCAAACCAACAAATAAAGAAGGTGTATTAAAAGATGGATTCCATCTTATTTTTCCGGATACTTGTGTTCAAACAAAATTAAGACACTTGATTAGAAATAGAGTAGTTGAATCATGTATTAGTGATAATATATTTAGTGATTTTACAAACTCGCCTGAAAAAATTATTGATAAAGCAGTTGTTTCTACTAATGGATGGTTTTTATATGGTTCTAAAAAATCATCTGGTTATTTATATGAATTAACAAAAATTTATGATATAAAATTAAATCTTATCTATAATCATAATAAAGCAAAAAAAATGTACTTGGATAATATTGCACAAAATGTACATTCAACTCATGAATATTATACAACAAAAAAATTAATTAAATATTTATCTATTCAAGATGAAAAATATAGCAAAGATAGAGCTACTAATACTAATTATTCTGAACATGAAATTAATGCACAATGTAATAACAATGGTGTTAATAATACTATTGCTACTGAAACTATTAGATTTGACATACCATTATCAAAAGAAGATGATGTGAGACGTTCTTTAAAATATGTAAGTATGCTTAATGATAGTAGAGCTAATGATTATCATGATTGGCTTCGAATTGGATTAGTTTTACATAATATTGATATTTCATTATTAAGTGCATGGATTGATTTTTCTAAGAAATCATCTAAATACAAAGAAGGTGAATGTGAAAAAATATGGAAAACTATGAAAAATCCATCAAGTGGTAATGTTTTAACAATTAGATCTCTTGCTTATTGGGCTAAAAATGATAATCCGGACCAATATGAAATGTTTACTGCTAGTGAATTTAAAACAATGATGCGTAAGAGTTTAGATGGTAATACATATTATTTAGCTAAAAGTATTTATATTAAATATTCTGATAGATTTGTTTGTTCTGCTATTAAAAGTAATATTTGGTGGGAATTTAAAAATCATAGATGGACTCGCATTGAAGAAGGTTATTCTTTAAAAATATTATTATCTGAAGACTTTGCAAATGAATATAATAAAGAAATTGCGGAAATTAGTCTAAAAGCAACTACAGTTGCCGGTATTGAAAAAGAAGAACTTCAACAAAAACGTTCACGTATAGATAAAATTGTATTACAACTTATGAATAATGGATTTAAAAATACTTTGATGGATGAATGCAAAAGTCTTTTTTATGATCCATCATTTGATCAAAAATTAGATTCAAATATTAATCTTATTGGATTTGAAAATGGAATATATGATTTAGAACAAGGTTTATTTCGTGAAGGAAGACCAGATGATTATATTACATTAAGTACACATAATAATTATTATAAATGGGCTGAGAAAAATCCATACAATAAATTAATTATTAAATTCTTTGAACAAGTTTTACCAAATAAAGCTGTTCGAGACTATTTTATAAATGCATTATGCACATGCTTATCAGGTAATACAAAAGAAGAAAAACTTTTTGTATTAACTGGTTCTGGTTCTAATGGTAAATCATTAACAATGGATTTAATGTATCAAGCATTAGGTGATTATTATATGAGTTGTGATATTAGTATTATTACTAGAAAAAGAGGCAATTCAAATCAAGCTGCACCAGAAAAAGTTCGTATGAAAGGCAGGCGATGTGGTGTCTTTCAAGAAGCAGATGATGGTGAAAAATTAAATGTTGGTATAATGAAAGAATTTACAGGCGGTGATAAAATTCTAGTAAGAGACCTATTTAAGGGTGCTAATGAAATGATTGAGTTTAAACCACAGATGAAATATTTTTTAACATGTAATCAGTTATTAGAAGTGCCATCTAATGATGATGGAACATGGAGAAGAATTAGAGTTATTGATTTTTCTTCCAAGTTCACAGATAATCCTACTAAATCAAATGAATTTTTAATTGATAATACATTAAAACATAAAATTGAACAATGGGCCCCTACATTTATTAGTTATTTAATTCATATTTATAATAATGAATATAAACAAAAAGTGTATCTTGCAGAACCATCAGAGGTTATTGCATCTACATCACAATATAAAATGGAAAATGATCATTTCACTGAATATATTAATCAGTGTATTGAGATTACAACAAATCCTAAAGATATTATTAGTTCTAAAACATTATGGGAACATTTTAAAAAATGGTTTGGGGATTTTCACACTGCATATAAATTACCTAAATCAGTTGAATTTACTAAATTTATGACTAAAAACTTTGGTGAGAAAACATTAAAAGGTTATACATTTATTAAAATTAGAAATGAAGATGATGAAGATGATCAAGTTATGCCAAATGACCTTGATGCTTAAAATATTCATTAAATTTAATTATATTTATATATAAATATAATGCAATCAAAAGAGATAGAAGCAAAATTTATGAAAGTTGATATAAAAGAATTAAGAAAAAATCATAGTTTAATAAACAAAGTAAAAAAAACAATTATAACTAATCAATGTGTTAAAAATATAATATGCACGCCATTAATGCATAATAAAAAAATTGAAATTTTAAATATATAGTAATTGCACGGTGTAATTATTAGGTATACAGCCTCTGGAATGGGTTACTACGACGAGACACCTCTTAGTGGGCTTAACCAAACACAACTCCTAAAGCATCTAGAAAACATGTGCGCAAATTATAATACACATAACCGCAATAAAGACAAAGAAAACACACCTGACACAAGTAACTATATTCCTCCATCCTACGGCGCTCGTGGAACACCAGGTGGGTCTCATAATAGAGTTCCAGGTCCATAGTAAGCGAATAGCTGTAGTAAGACAGTTTGTTTAAAAAAATCACTCGAAAATTTTTTGGAGTGTATTAATAGACCATCGTTTTTTTGGATCTATTGTTAATAAACCTGATAAAATATAATTTATCTGATTTTTTTGTTCAATTGTTAAATTTAGTTCTAATATTTTACTATCTAATCTATTTACAGAAGGACAACTGTAATCAATTAATTTCTTTTTCCTAAAATAATTTTTATAATATTTAGTTTCTTTTAAAAATGATTCTGGGAAATGACCACATGTATCACAAATTAATGCTAAATGATAATAATCTCTAGAATGTTTTGAATCTTTAATTGGATCAAATAAAAGTTTACCAGATACAAGTTCATAAAAAGTGCAACCGAGTGCCCACATATCAACTGGATATGAACATTTACCCATTAAAATAATCTCGGGTGCTTGATAATATCTTGTGCCAAATGATTCTTCATAATAATTATGAGCTTCACAATGTGTTCCAAAATCTGCTAAAGATATTAATATATTATTTAGATATTTATTATCAATATTATGATTATTTATATTAGTACATTTTAACTCTTCTAATAATTTTAAAGTTATAGTTTTATGAATTGCTTTCCTAATTGCTATTTTATTTTTACTATTTATATTATTATTACCAGATTTTGTTAAAAAATCATCTTTTGCTTTTTTAAAAGTTTCTGGAAATTTTGCTTCTTTATATTTATCTATTATAAATTTATCTTTATTATTAATACCTTTTACTAAAATATTATCTGATTTAATATCGCCGTGAAATACTTTATAATTTTCATGAAGAATTTTAATAGATAAAACTAATTGTTTCATTATATTAAAAGCACTATCATAATCAAATCCATTTGTGAAATTCCCTTTACGAAGTAGACTATCAATATTAGTGCAATGTAATTCCCATACTGAACATAAAAATTTTTGTTTATTAATTTCTTCAACAAAATATTCTACGATATTATTAAATACATTTGGTATTTTTGGTAATCTTTGAACAAATTTAATTTCACTAAGACCATCTTTATATTCATCAGGATTTTGCACTTTTAAAGCATAAAAATTATTATTTAAAATATTATAAACTAACCATACAATAGAAAACGATCCACGACCTAATTCATATATAACATTATAATGTTTAATTATATTACATGTTAAATCAATATTATTTGGATTATCTGTATTATCATCACTTGAATCAGATGATTCTTCAGTATCATAATTTGAACTACTCATTTTTATTAGAATTAATATAAAATTATTCTTTTAATATATTTATATCTATCTATTAATAAATGTCAAGAATTATAAGAAAAGAATTTCATAACTGTCAACATACCAGTATGGATGATGCAGATTGCAATATAATAAGCAAACAAAAATTTAATTATATTTCATTAAATTGGATTAATATTATAAAATCACAAACAAATAAAAATACACCTTTTTCTTTAAAAAATCAAAAATATACAGTTGCTAATAGTGAAAATACTCCAACAGCACTTCCATTTCAACCATTTGGTATACTTTCATCTGATATTTTACAAATATATAAAATTAATTCAATTGATGATTTATTAGACTATATTGATACTAATGTTAAAATAGAAAATATTTTAACAATTAATCGTATTCTTAATTGTTGGATATATAATAATTATAATATACTTAAACAACATAATGATATTTTAGAACAAATTTATAAAAAAATAATTTATGCATATATAAAATATTTTAATATAGATATAGAGTTAATAATTGAAAAAAAAAATATAAATATTAATAAAGAAATTAAAGAGTATATTGACTATTGGATAAATAAAAATAATATTAAAATATTTTCATTAAATTTATTAACTGATTTTATTAATTATTTTATCAAAAAATATAAATTAAAATAGATTTTATATTCTATCTTTAATATATATAATAATAAATGTTAGGAATATTACCATGTGCGGGGTCTGCATCTAGATTATTTAATTTACCAAAGTTTATGCTACCAATCAAAGATGGTGGGGCATTAATTGTATATTGGATTAATTTATTAATTAAAAATAATTGTACTAAAATAATAATTGGTGTATCAGAAAATACAAAAATTTTTATAGATAATATTTTTAAATATAATTTAAATGAAGATACAAAAAAAATTATCACTATTAAATTAGTAGGCAATACTAATACTATGAATGAAACAGCAATTGCATGTTTAAAAGATGAAATTTATAATATAGCAATAATGGGTATGCCAGATACTTATATATCTTCATTATCACCTATTTTAATTAAAAATATTATTAAACAAAATATTAATGTTGGATGTTACTTATGGACTATTAGAGATACCCAAATTGGAAAAATTGGTCAGTGTAATATTGATGAAGATTATATTATTGATATTATTGACAAAGATATTACATGTAATTATAATTATGGATGGGGAGTTGTTGTATTTACACCTGAATTTGAAAAATTTATTTTTATGGAAGATTTACATATCGGATATTCTATGAAACGATATATTGAAAATAATAAAATTATATATCAAATTTTAAATGATGGATTATATTTTGATTGTGGAACAGTTATAGGATATACTGAGTATTTAAATTATAAAGAAGATATTAAACCAATATATATTAAAGGAACTATAATTATAATAGCCGTATATATTAATGATAATATAAATAGTTATAATACTCTAATAGAATGTTTAATACAATTAAGAAAAATATATGTTAATAATATAATTGTTGCTGTTGATAATGGTTCATTAAATGATAAATGGCACGATGTTGCAACAGAATTAAATATTAATATATTATATAATAATTCAATTTTACATAAATTTGAAATTGGTGCTTATAAATTAGCATTACAACATTTTAGAGCAGATACATATATATTTATACAAGGAACAATATTTATAAATAATAAAATAGATTTATCTTTATTAGATTCACAAACTGAAAATGCAATTGCTTTTAATATTGTAGAAAATAATTTAGATTGGTGTGAAAATGGATTAAAATTTATTAATAAGTTATTAAGAGTAATTAATATGAATGATTGGAACAATGACCCTCTTATATTATGGAATTGTTTTGTTTGTAATAATATTTTTATAAATAATATATTAAATAGTGGTATTTTTGACTTACCTTCTAATACAAAAGCACACTCGTGTGCATTTGAAAGAATATTAGGTTGTTATTTTAAAAAAATACTACCAAAAGTTACATGTATAGACCAAAGTTATTTTAGAAAAATATGGTTAAAGCAAGATCCTACAATTATACCGATAAGTTAAATAATTTTATTATAATTAAATCAGCTATATAATTATAATCTATCTTAAAATAATGGCTAGTTTAAAATTTTTAGCACAATTAAATAATATATATAAAAATTCTCTAGCTTTACCTGTCATAGCAGATGTAAATCTTATCGATATACCTGCGATTGTTCCATCAGTATTGCAATATCAAAATGTTAATACTGATACAAATTTACGCACAGATGTAACTAATTTTTTTAATAGTAAAGTTATAAAATATATTACTGAAAATTCAGAATTAAATCATCTTAAAAAAGAATTACCCTTTTTAAAATCAAATGATGGCTGGACATTTATTTATAAGTTATTAAAAAGATTTGTTAAAAATTCAAATATTAATTGGTATGATTTGCGTGATAATTATAGAATTGTAAGAAAATATATTATTAAAAAATTATAATTTTATTTTTGTAAATTACGTCTATACATTAAAAATTTATTTATACGTTCATCCGCATGCATCCTAATTTCAACAACTGGTTCTACAACTGGTTCTACAACTGGTTCTACAACTGGTTCTACAACTGGTTCTACAACTGGTTCCGCAACTGGTTCTACAACTGGTTCCGCAACTGGTTCTACAACTGGTTCTACAACTGGTTCTACAACTGGTTCCACAACTGGTTCCACAACTGGTTCCGCAACTGGTTCTACAACTGGTTCTACAACTGGTTCCACTGATTCAGCAACTAATTCCGCGACTGGTTCTACAACTGATTCTACAACTGGTTCTACAACTGGTTCTACAACTGGTTCTACAACTGGTTCTACAACTGGTTCTACAACTGGTTCCATTGATTCAGCAACTAGTTCCATTGATTCAGCAACTGGCTCTACTGGTTCTGCAACTGGTTTTGCAACTGGTTCTGCAACTGGTTCTGCAACTGGTTCTGCAACTGGTTCTGCAACTGGTTCTGCAACTGGTTCTGCAACTGGTTCTGCAACTGGTTCTGCAACTGGTTCTGCAACTGGTTCTGCAACAGACTCTACTGATTCTGCAACTGGTTCTGCAACAGACTCTACTGATTCTGCAACTGGTTCTGCAACTGGTTCTACTGGTTCTGCAACTGGTTCTACTGGTTCTGCAACTGGTTCTACTGGTTCTACAACTGGTTTAGCAACTGGTTCAGCAACTGATTCAGCAACTAGTTCCGCAACTGATTCCGCAACTGGTTCATTGCACTGCATCGCAGTGCAAGGTAGCTTATCAAGTATTGCTTGATAAGGTTCTATGACTAATTCATTATTTGTCATAATAGGTGTGGTATTATCTTCAGATAATTCTTCATATATTTCAGTATTTGTATCAGACATTCTTATATAAATTAATTTATAAAATATATTTTTATATATTATAGTTTTAAATATTCAAATATAAATAAATTAATATTAATTTATTTATATAAATTTATTTAAACAAATATTTTTGTTTTCTTATAGAGAATATGGATTATCCCCATGAAATTTTTGTTAAAGATTATTTTAAAATTCATAATTATTATTCAGATATATATGGTAAAAATAGAACTATTATTTTAATGCAGGTTGGTTCATTTCATGAAGCATATTGCACAGATACCGATGGTATTGATTTAGTTCAATTATCACAACATTTAGATATTTTTTGCACACGAAAAAATAGTAATATTCCTATATCAATAAGTAATCCAAGAATGGTTGGATTTCCTATTTATGTAACTCATAATTTTATAGATAAATTAATTGATTTAAATTATACAATTGTTTTGATAGACCAAGTATTAAATCCTTCAGCAGTAAGTGTTGGTCTAAAAAGCGGGCTAAAACCAGACAGAAAAGTGGTTGGAATTTTTTCACCAGCAACCCATATTGAAAATAAAAAAATAACTAATATAAATAATTTAATATCAATAGTTTTAGATAAAGTTAAAGATACAAAAACTAATTTATATCAATTATGTATTGGTATTTCATCATATGACTTGGCAACGGGTGAAGGAAGTGTTTATGAAACTTATTCAAAATCAGATGATATATTAATGGGATTAGATAACATACAAAGATTTTTAGAGAAGTATCCTCCGCGTGAAATTATATTAGAAAATAATTTAAAAAAGGAAGATATAATCGCAAATATGAATGCTACCGAAATATTAAATTATTTAGGAATTGTTGCTGAAACAACATATACTATAAATATACATCATCATAAAAAAATATCATGGCAAAAGATTTTCCTTGAACAAATATATAAATTAGAATCAAATATTAATATAATTGAAATATTAGGATTAGAATTTTTAAATTGGGGTAGATTAAGTTTAGTATTATTATTAGATTATGTAATGGCGCATCAACCTCAATTAGTTTCACATTTATCAAAGCCTGAAATATTTACATCAGATAAATATTTATATTTAGGTAATCGTGCATTAGATCAACTAGATATTATTCCAAAAACAAATCAAGATACTTGTTTATTTAAAATAATTAATTATACAAAAACTCAAATTGGAAAAAGATATTTATATAATCAATTAACAATGCCATTAATAGACCATAATGAATTAAATAAACGATATGAACTGATTAATATATTAATAAATAAAAATCATGAAAATAATTTAATTCAATATTTAGAAGACATTTATGATTTAGATAAATTAATTAGAAAATTAGAAATTAATATTATAAATCCATGTGAATTATATCAATTGTATATTAGTTTTTATCAAATTAATAAATTATTTGAATATTTATTAAATAATAATTTAGATAAATTATTTAATATTAATACATTATTAATAAAACAAGTTAGTGAAATATTATGTTGGATTGAATCTAAATTTATTATTGATAAAATTAATAATTTACATTTTAATAATTTTTTTGAAACTGAATATTCTTTTTATATTAAAAACAATTATACAAATATAGACCAATTACAAGAACAAATAGATTTATCACAAAATTTTATGCAATATTTAATTAAAACATTAGAAAGTTATATTAATGATAAACAATATCTTAAGAAGACAGATGACAAATCAACAACCTCATTAATTACATTAAAATATAATGATAGAGAAGGTCATTATTTATTATTAACTAATAGAAGATGTGAATTATTAAAAACTAAATTAGCAAAAGAAGAAACTATTAAAATAGGAGATACAGATAGTGCAATTATTTTAAAAGTATGTGATTTAGTATTTACAGAATTACCTAAATCATCAAATACAAAAATAACAAGTAATAAAATGCAAGAAACATCAAAAGATTTGGTTATTTTAAAACAAACACTTGCTAAAAAATTAAAAGAACTATTTAAGATTGATATGGATACATTTAGTAAATTATATATTAATGTTATGCATACATGCACAAAACATATTGCATATATTGATTTTATTAATTCAGGTGCTTTATGTGCTGTTTCTAATCATTATTCTAAACCAACAATAAATCTTAAATCTTCTAGTTATTTTAAAGCTGTTGAAATGAGACATCCTATTATTGAAAAAATAAGTACTCAAACTACTTATAAACCATATAATATTGAATTAGGTTTTGAAACAGAACAAGATGGTGCATTATTATATGGTATTAATTCATCCGGGAAATCAACATTAATGAAATCAATTGGATTAAATATTATATTAGCCCAAATTGGTTATTATACAGCATGTACTCATTTTGAATATTCGCCTTATACATCATTATTTACAAGAATATGTGGTAATGATAATATGTTCAAAGCAATGAGTGCTTTCATGGTTGAAATGACAGAGTTAATGGCAATATTAAAAAGAAATAATAATACATCATTAATTATAGGTGATGAAATTTGTAGAGGAACTGAAGAAAAAAGTGCAAATATTATTGTATGTTATATGTTAGAAACGCTTGCTAAAAGTGGTGCTAGTTTTATTACTGCAACACATTTACATCAGATTGCAAATATGGAAACTGTTATTAAATTAAATAGAGTTAAAGCAAAACATTTAAAAATAACATACGACCCATTAAATGATACTCTTATTTATGATAGACAATTATCAGATGGTCAAGGAGAAACATTTTATGGATTACAAGTTGCAAAATATTTAATGAAAGATAAATTATTTAATGAAAGAACAAGTGAAATATTAAATGAATATGAAAAAATAATCCCTGTTGCAACATCTAAATATAATTCAGAAGTTTATTTACAATATTGTGAAATATGTAAAGTTAAATCATCAGAAATTGCTAAATTAGAAACTCATCATATTGTTTGGCAAAAAGATTTTGATGATCAAAATATAAATAACAAACAATTATATTTATATAAAAATATTTCGGCTAATTTAGTAACATTATGCACATCATGTCATGATAAAGTTGATAGAAATGAAATTATTATAAATGGATGGTTAGATACTACTACTGGAAAAAAATTAGATTATGAATTTGTTGAAAAACCAAATAAAATATCAAAATATTCAGATGAAATAATTAATTACATTAAATTATTACAAAATGAAACAAAATCTGATATAAAAATAACACAAATTAAAATTAAAGAAAAATATAATAAAAAAATAACATCAAAAACAATTAATAATTTATGGTTAAACTAAATAAAAAAATTGATTTTTTAATATTTTATAGTTGTTATATTATAATATTATAAGTCTTCATGATTTACACTGAAGAAACAGCCGCTCAAGCGCTAAGATATTATTTTGTTGAGCTAGGATCACTACATGATATATTTCACTCTATTAGATCTGGTAAGGCTATACCTGACTATGTAAAAAATAGGAAGGATAATTGTAAAACCTGGACAGCAAACACATGTATGACAATGTTAGCAATACCAATATCTATAATGACCGATTATGTAGCACGTAATACAAATGATGTGCAACATGAAAATTATGATGAAAACTATAATTGTATTATTACACATATAAATAGGTATAATTCATTATTTAAGGAACTAAGTAAAATAATTGTAAGAATATACAAAGGAACTGTATTAGAAGATCATATAGCTAGTATAGATGATGGAAAAATACTCTTAGCATTACTAAATGTTACAATACACACTATTATGGAAGATCCATTAATAATCCATCCTTATGAACCCGAGAGAAAAGTATTAGTGGATGATTTTGATAGTTTCCCCAATCTGCCAAAGACTAATCCTAATCCTTTAGAATTACCAAAAATCCCATCTGAAAATACATGGTATAAGAAGTCAGAACGAGTTATGAAACCACCCTTGGCAAATAGTTATTCTAAAACAGTTGTGCAACGACCTGGCATAAATATTACAGATTCAAATGAGTTTCCACCCTTAAGCACACTCAGACCCAGTAATCGTAGATAAAATATATAATGGGAAAAGATAAAATAAAATTTTACTTTATCTTTTACTATTTGAGATGAAAAAATAAGACTTTTTCTACCTCCAATATAATAAAATTTTTTATTATATTATTAATTTATAATTAGTCAATCTTCTTCTGTGTCTGAATTTGCATTTGTAATATTATGATTTATTGTTTCTGCAGGTGTTTCTACCTTTATTTGTGTCTCAATATTTTTATTTTTTACTGCATCCATAATATCATTATACATTGTATTATTAGGAACATTATCAGATATTAACCCAATTTTATTTGCTAATAAATTAAAATATTTAACATATGAATGTGTTTTTCCTAATGTTGCCATAATTTCATTATTTAATATCATAGAAATAATTGGTTTATATTTTTCTGGATTATTTATAACATCAAATGGTTCAGGAACTGGTAATTTTGAAACTTTTTTTAATTTAGTATATTCTTCTAAAATTTCATCATCAACTTTACCGCTTAATTTAGCTTTATGATAAGTATTATTAGTTCTATTATTAGTCAGTTGATGTATTTTAGATCGCATTAGATTACGTAATTTTGTTTTTTCATCTTGTTCAATAGGCTTTTTAATAATTTTAAATTTATAATTATCATTTTCATGAGAAATTAAATTAAATAAATATCCTGGTTTTAAATATAATGAACTAACATTATCTAGATCATCTAATTGAAAATCAGATTGCTTAACTTTTTGCTTAAATTTATTAATAGATAATTTAGAAATAAAATTAGACTTATCGCCATCAATGAAAACATGTTTATTTTGTTGTTCTACCATAATACTATAATTTTGGTTAATCCTTTATATATTTTATATTAAAAATAAATTTAAAAAATAATTAAAAAAGTAAAGATTAATTATTTTAAAATGGTAAAAGATACAACTTTATATAATAGACTTGAAATTGATCCAGATGCTTCGCAAGAAGTTATCCGAAAAGCTTATAATAAATTATCTAAAAAATACCACCCTGATAAACAAGTTAATGCATCTGATGAAATTAAAAATCAAGCACATGTGAAATTTCAAGAAATATCACAAGCAAAAGAAATATTATCAGATCCTCAAAAGAAAGAATTATATGATCAAATTGGAATGGACATTTTCACACACGGAATGGATAATGACCAACATGACGGGCATTCGCCTTTTGGTGATTTTGGACATATGTTTAATCATGGTTTTCCTTTTGGGATGGGAGGAATGGGTAATATGGGTCAAAGAAGAACGCAAGTAGAAGATATTGTCACTACGCTTGAAGTATCTTTAGAACAAGTATATACAGAAGAAGTAATTAATTATTCTTATAGTCAAAAGAGTGATTGTGGAGTATGTAATGGCGAAGGATCTAAAAATGGAACTAAAACAATGTGTAAATTATGTGATGGTAAAGGTATCAGATTTGTTGATGTGCGTATGGGTCCAATGATTCAGAGGTCAATGTCTGAATGCAATGCGTGTCATGGTTCAGGCAAAATTATTGATGAATCAAACAAATGCACAGTGTGTTCAGGTAATTGTTTCAATTTGAAAGATAAAACAATTCAAATTCCATTAAAAGCAGGGCTTATTACTGGTAATAAAATTAATATGACAGGTAAAGGCCATCAAATAAAAAATACAAAAACAAATTTAATAATAATTATTAATATAAAACCACATAAATTATTTAAAAGAAGTAATGATAATTTATTTATTGATGTTGATTTAAAATTATATCAAGCATTATTTGGATTTAATAAATTAATTACGCATTTAGATGGGAGAAAATTAGTTATTAGTAGTTCTACTAAAACAGAATATAATACTGTTTATAAAATATCAGGCGAAGGCATGAAATCATTACAAACAGGTATTAAGGGTGATTTATATATTCGATTTACAGTATCATTGCCAAATATAACAAATCTACCAAATGAAAATAAAACATTATTAAAAACAATTTTACAAACAACATGTGAGGGAGAAGTTTTAATTGAGAAACAATTACAAGGAAATACTAAAGCTAATATGATTGAATGTTCAAATGATATATCAGAACAAGTAATTGAAATATTATGTAAAAAAACAAATAATGAACAACAAGAACAGTATGAACATTCACAAGAGCAAGGACCTGGACATACTCAATGTGCTCAACAATAAATTATAATAATGGGACTCCTGTGCCTACTTCATCTCTACAAATAGGACATTTATATGAATATTGCGATAAATGTTCTTTTATACATTCATCATGAAATAAATGTTTGCAATCAAGTTCACAGACAACTTGTGCTTCATTCATATTATCTATACATATTACACATTTTGTTTCTGAATTACAATCTAATGTATATTTATTTAATTTTTCTAATACTGTTTTATCAGTAGCTACAACTACATCTTGAAAATTGTCTGGTTCTGTAAGATGTAATAAATTATTAATTACATCTAGAATTTGAGTATGAGTATAATTAATTGTATATGCATCATTTAAGTGTGGTTCTATTAGTTGATAGTGTATAATTTGCGGTAGCGGTTGTGTATTTCTATCATTTTCTAATATTTCTATAATATTTTCATGTGTAATATTATCAATATCATAATATTGATAAAATTTAAATAATACAAAATTTATTTGATTTAATGGAATACTTTGTGTTATTAAATATATTTTAAGTATTTTAATAATTTCATCTTCATTATAATTATTTTCTATTAAATCACTTCTACGTTGTATCATAAAATTAAATAAATAACTATATACATCAAGTAATATATTTCCATTTATAAAATTATTATTATAAATATCTGGTTCATCATTTGAGTCTGATGAATTAGTATTGTTATCATCAAATAATTCATTATCTTGTTCATCAGAAGAGTTATTTATTTGTTCAAGGGAAGAATCAATAGGCATTTTTATTATATATTTTAATTAAGTTTATAAATAATTTTTTATCAATATTTATTTATAAATATTTATCATATTTAATATTGTTTTATTTATAAATATTCATCATATTTAATATTGTTTTATTTATAAATATTCATTATATTTAATATTGTTTTATTTATAAATATTCATCATATTTAATATTGTAAGTTGTGCAATTCTATATGGTTTCATATTTTCATGATCAATATTTATACTTTTATTCATTACTTTAATAGCATTTGATAAACTCATTAATTTCTTTCCACTCCATGCATCACCTTCATTGCTTGTTGGTTTGACAAATGTATCAACTTCGCCAATAAATAAGTGAACTTCCTCACCACGAAATTGTTTATATCTCTCTTTTCTTTTGGATGTATCTGGCCATTCAGGAAACCAATCCCAATAAACTGTAGAAACTAATTTTAATGATTTTAATTTTGCACCAACTTCTCTACTACATGCACGTTTAGTTCCAGTAATTGGTTTTTCACCGGGGTCTATTCCTCCACCTGGTAAATTAAGATAACTATTATTAGTTTTAGAATTATTAACAACTCTTGCAACTAATTTTCCTTTGTATAATAAAAAACAATCACTTGTTTCGCGATATGGTAAATTTTTACGAGACATTATATATTATTATATATTATTATAAAAAATTATATATTAATAAAATTTTACGAGACATTATATATTATTATAAATTATATATTAATAAAATTTTATAATTTAACTATAAAGAAGAAAGACTATATAATAATATACTATGGATATATCTTTGATTAAATCAAATTTAAATATAAAATATTATAAAAGTTTATTAAATAATTTGTTAGAAAATGATTCTAATTATGCATGGTTAAATAATTATTATGAGTCATTAGTTAATATAAATAAAACAGATACTGAAAAACTAATAGATACACATACAGAGAAAAATACAGATATTCCAAATATTGATTCTGAAAAATATTTATATACAAAATCATGGTCTAAATTAAATGTAATTCATAAAAAACTTAAAATAAAAGAATTTGTTAATAATTTACAAATTAATTCTAATATAGAACGTGAACAATTATTAGATAAATTAAATGATTTAATTAAATTAAAAATATTAACAAAGAAAGAAGCTGTTAATTATGATGAAATAAATGGTAAAATTATTTCATTGTCTAATTTACAATATAATAATAATAAGTATTATTATGCATAATAGAATAAATTGAAATTATATTGTTTTAAAATAATATTTAAATTATAGTAATAAATGTCCTTTGGTACTATTTCATTAATATTAAATAAATGTATTGAAATATTAAATGATACAAATAAATCTATTAATTTATTACAGTTAACAAAATTAAAAAAAACTGTCTATGAAACTATTAAAAAAGATATACCTGAAACAACAACTGAAATGATAGACCAAGTTTTTAATAGATTATTTAGTAATAAATATAGATATAATAAATCATTATCTTTTGATAATGGTGCAAATAGTTTCCGAGAATTAGAAAATTTATATCCTGATATTAAAATACCATCTAAATATAAATCACTACTTGCACATTTTAATAAATTAAAACATTTACCACAACCAGCACAAAGGTCCATTGAATGGTATAATTATAGATATAATAGAATTACTGCTTCAGATATGGCTGCTGCAATTGATATGAATCCATATGAACCAGTTGAATCTTTTATTTTGAAAAAATGCGATCCAAATTTCCCATTTCAAGATAATGCTACCGTATTTCATGGTAAAAAATATGAACCTACTGCAACAATGATTTATGAACATATATATAATACTAGAGTATATGAGTTTGGTGCATTACCATCAGAAACTTATAATTTCTTAGGCGCATCACCTGACGGAATTTGTTCTCAATATACTTTAGATAATACATTTTCCCCAAGATTAGGACGAATGTTAGAAATTAAATGTCCTGTCACTAGAGATATTTATATTAAAGGAAAAATATGTGGTCAGATTTGTCCTTTTTATTATTATTGTCAAGTGCAACAACAATTAATTTGTTGTGATTTGGAAGCATGTGATTTTTGGCAATGTAAAATAACTGAATATAAAACAAAACAAGAATATCTTGCAGATTCATGTGATACTAGTAAAAATTATGAAAATGACACAGGAACACTTATTGAAATAGATAATAGATTAAAAAAAGGAATTATATTAGAATTTTATCCAAAACAATTTACACCAGAATTTGAGGGTGATAATCCTGAATGGAAATCAAAATATATTATTCCTAAACGATTAGATATGGATGAAATGCAATATGAAACATGGGTTTTAGAATCATTAAATACTTTTAAAGAAACATATCCTGATATTAATAAAGATTATTATTTTTATCGTATTATTTATTGGAAATTAGATGTATCACACAATGTAACTATTAAACGTGATGATATATTTTTTAATAGAATATTACCACTTTTAAAAGACTCATGGGATAAAATAGTATATTATAGAAAAAACCAAGATAAATTACCTGAATTACAGACTATAGCTAATAAAAGAAAAAAATATATTAAAATGATGCCATTATATACAATTCATAATGATATTATTATTAAAAATAAACATAAAATATTATCAGAAGATTTTGATCATACCCCATTAATACAACTTATTAAAAAAGAAAATACTTTTTATAAAAAAAAGTTTAATATAGTAAAAGATAAAGAATCAGACGATGATACTACTGGTAATAATTGTGATTTTATAGATGATGTATTGTCATCTACAGAAGCACAACAAGTAAAAGTTGATAAAAAACCAAGTAAAACTATAAAACATACAACATTTACTACAACTAAACAAGTTAAAAAATTAGTTATTACAACTGATATTAGCAATAATAGTAATGATAGTAATGATAATTGTGATTTTATAGATTAAAATTAATTTAATAAATATAATTATATTTATTAAATAATGACAAAAAAAGATTATTTTATTCACCTCTAATATATAAATTCAGCTTAATTTATTTCTTAGATGATTTCTTGGAACGCTTCTTTTTGGACGCTTTCTTAGATCGCTTTTTAGCACCACCTGACATGGAGCGCTTCTTGGAACCCTTCTTGGAACCCTTCTTGGAACCCTTCTTAGAGGCTTTCTTGGAACGCTTCTTAGCACCTCCATACATAGACCCTTTCTTGGAGCTCTTCTTGGAACGTTTTTTAGAACCTTTTTTAGAAGCTTTCTTGGAACTTTTCTTAGAACGCTTCTTAGCACCACCTGACATGGAACTCTTTTTAGAAGCTTTCTTGGAACGTTTCTTGGAGCCCTTTTTGGAAGCTTTCTTAGATGAACGTTTTTTAGCACCACCAGACATAGAACCTTTCTTGGAACGCTTTTTAGAACTTTTCTTTGAACTTTTCTTAGAACGCTTCTTGGCACCACCTGACATAGACGTTTTTTTGGATCCTTTCTTTGAACGTTTCTTAGATCCTGCTTTTTTAGAACGTCTTTTAGCACCGCCTACTACAGGTTCTCCACTGTTATCTGATTTAACCATTGTGTTAGGTTCAATATCAGGTGTATCCATCGATGAGTCAACTACTACTGGAGCTTCTTCATCTGCTCTAATTTTTTTACTAGATTTACGTTTTTTGGCACCACCAGCCATGGATTCTACAGGCTCGTCTATCGGTTTTGGTTTTCTTCCAAAATGAGACATTTATATATATTATAATCTATATATTATTTTTTAATTTTTTAATTTTTTAAAATTAAATATTTATTATTTAAATTTTGATTTCCTGAAGTATTTAAAAACTCATGTTTGTGCGCGGCTCTTGATTTATTAGAAGGCGTATGTTTAAATTTTACTTGCTTCCCTTGTTTCTTTTTTTCAAAACCTGCCAATAAAGATGCTCTGATAGGATCAATAGGAATACCGTGACATTTATATGTAAAATCCATAAAAGGTGATTCATCAACCACTGTAATTTTTTTATTATCTAAATAAGTATTTCTTAAATTAAAAAATTTACTAATTAAAATATTAAATAAATTAGTATTTTTTTTATTACGATTAATAAATGCATAATAATATTGAAAATATAAATACATCATAACTAAATTATATGTTCCAAAATATATTTCCTTTTTTTCTGAATAATTATAAACAATACATCTACCATTATTACCATATAATATTAAAATTAAATTATTATTATAATAAAATTCAATACGCCTATCCATAAAAGTAGAAAAAGGCACAAATTCTTTTACAGTAATTTTTTTACCATATTTTTTTACTAATAAAGCATAAATATTTTTACCATCTTTTTCAATATTTGTTGTAATTAATTCATAATAAGGAATATTATTTAATACAAAATTTTCTCCTACTTTTTTAGCATAATAATTGTAGGCATATAATCCAATCATTATTAAATTACTATTATGCACAACTTGTTTTCTTATAAATATTAAAATATTCTCATATTCTTCATGTTGTGAGTTAGTTCTATTACCTGTTATCTCTTGAAAATTAATTACTTGTTTTATATTACTTTGATCAATAGGATAATGTTTTAATAATAATTGAGTTCTTTTTATTGCTTTACCTATTCTCCAATATGATGTCATTGGATCTGTTAAAATCCTATATGTATCAACAATCATAAAATGCGGATGAGCACATTTTATTCCATTTACTACAATAATAGGCATGTTATTATAAATATGTGCTGGCATATAAGTAATATCACTATAATTTAAGAAATTTACAAAAATTTTAAATGTTTCAGGATGTATGCCTTCTTTTCCTTCAACAAATTTATATTTTTTTTTATATAATATATCAGTTAATTCAATTAAATCGGCTACTGGTGTTGGTGAATAAAATTCAATATCCGCAATATCAGGCCAATTAAAATAAGCACCATTCATTTCTGTATAAATTGCATCATTTTTATTTTTTTGCATAATTAATAAATTTTGTGCAAAACCACCGTAAACAACTTTTTTATTTCTTTTTATATAATCAATAATAAAACTATATACTTCTCCCATTTCTTTTAATGTTGGTTCATATAGTGTTTTATATTGTTTTGCAGCACCATCAATGATTGTATCTATATTTTTATCTATTTTTTCAATATCATTATAACGATACATTTATATATAATATTTTAGAAATTATATATTAAATATCTAAATATAATTCCTCTTCTATTTTATTAGTTTTCTCTGATTTTTTATTATTTATAAATGAATTTTCATAACTATTTGTTATAAAATGTTCATTATATATATTATTATCTTTATTATTTTTCATTTCATTATAATAATTACTCCAATCTAATTTATCTTTTAAAAATAAATTATTCATTATCTTATATTTATTAATAAATAGCTCTGGTATTATGAAACCATTATCTGTTTCTTTTGATTTAAATTGATTAAATAATTTTAAATCAACTTCAAATACTTGTTTTATTTCAGTTATTTTATTTTGTTGTATTTTTAATAAATTCATATTATGAATTAAATCATGTTTTTCTTTTTCAATTTCATTAATACGTTTTTCATTTTCTAATTTCATTTCAGGTGTTATAGATACAATTTCAACTGGGATTTCAACTGGGATATCTACTGGGATTTCAACTGGGATTTCAACTGGGATATCTACTGGGATTTCAACTGGGATATCTACAGGGATATTTAATTCTTTTATAGATAGATTTTTATCAAGTGTAATAACAGTAGTTTTAATTTTATAACAACTGTTATTTATAAAACTGTGAATAAGCACTGAATCTTTTATAAAATTATTTTGTAAACATGATAATATAAAAGTTTTAGCTCTATTATAATTATTATATGTTCCAATAATTTTATTATTATATTCTATAAGATACGAACTCATTTATTAATAATCATTATAAAAAATATCTTTAAATAATGATTATTAATAATTTTTTTTAGTAGATGTAAACTCTATAATCATTGTTAACATTCATAATAAAAGATACAATTTATATTACACCTTTTTCACTAAATATATTTGATATAAATTATATATATATAAAAATAATTAAAAATTAATATAAAATATGTTTAATAATTTCTATACTATAATATATAAATATTATGGATTCTCATATTGTAATAGCAGTAGTGGGCGCATTAGTATATATGGGATTATCTACATCTATGCCATGTATGTTAAATGAACAAAAACAGCCTTTTTTAAAAGAAGTTAAAGCTGTGTTTGTTACAAATCGTCAAACAATAGTTATTAGTAGTTTAATAGTTGCTATAACTATTTATTTAGCATTAAAAATAACACCATCAATTGTTGACTCATTAGATAGATTATCAGATGATGATAATAGTAGAAATATTAATATTAGTAATTTAGCTAAATTAAGTCGTTCTGGAGAAATACCATCTGAATTAATGCAAATATTTACCGCCCGGTAAATATTTTATATATTAATCCAATTTTTATTTTACTATAAAAATTGAATTAATTTAATATATATATATAATTATTTTATTATAACATGGAATTCAATAATATCGAATATCAAATTATTCAATTGTGGGACAAGACTGATTTAAAAAATAAAATTAAAAATAAAAATTATGATAAAAGTTGGGAATTCTTAGATGGACCACCATTTATTAATGGGTCGCCGCATCACGGTCATTTACTTGTTTCTAGTATTAAAGATACTATAGCTCGTTATATGAATCAAAAAGGATATTCTATTAAATATCAAATTGGGTTTGATTGTCATGGATTACCCCTAGAACAAGAAGCAGAGAAACAAGTTGGTAAAGTTAATCCATCAGATTCTATTGAAAAATTAACAGTATTTAATGATGAATGTAGAAGAATTATTTCATCATGTTCATCTATATGGTATGATGTTTTAGAAAGATTAGGTAGGCAATTTGATAAATCACAAACATATTATACTTCTGACATTAAATATATGGAATCACTGTGGTGGGCTTATAAAAAACTATGGGAGGATAATCTAATTTATAGATCTAAAAAAGTTATGCCTTATTCTCCATTATGTGAAACACCATTATCTAATTTTGAGGCTAGTTCAAATTATCAAGATAGAACAGATATTGCAGTATATGTTATATTTAAATTAATTGATAAGCTAGATTTATCATCTGAATATTTATTAATTTGGACAACTACACCATGGTCACTATTTGCCAATCAAGGTATATGTGTAAATGGTGAATTAGATTATAACTTAGTTCAAGATATAAATGATAAAAAATATTGGATTTGTTCTGATATACCATTAGAAACTATCTTTAATGATAAACCTACTATTTTAAATACTATTAAAGGTAGTGTATTAGTTGGGAGAACATATGAACCTATTTTTAAATTAAATAATTATACAAATTATAAAATATATGCAGATAATTATGTTACTAATAAAGCTGGAACAGGATTAGTGCACTTAGCTCCATTATTTGGGAATGATGATATGAGAGTTATGAAATTAAATGGTTATACTGATGAACAATTACCAGAATATTTAATTGATACACAATGTAAATTTAAAATGGATGATTATTCAATTGGAATTATTAATAAATTTGTAATTGATACATCAACTGATATTGTTATTTATCTAAAAACTAATGGACATGCTATTAAATCTGAAAAAATAAAACATTCTTATCCTCATTGTTGGAGAACTGACCAACCATTAATATATTTATCAACTAATGCATGGTTTTTAAATGTGCACAAAATTATTCCTGAACTTGTAGAAAATAATAAAAAAATTAAATGGTATCCTGAATATGTTGGCACTGAACGTTTTGCAAATTGGATTAAGGATTCACCAGACTGGTGTTTAAGCAGAAATAGAGTATGGGGAACACCTATTCCTATTTGGGAAAATGAACATGGTGATATAATTTGCATTGGTTCTGTTAAAGAATTAGAAGAATATACTGGTAAAACATTTAATGATTTACATTTGGATAAAATAGGTAATATTGAAATAACTACAGAAAAAGGAACTTTTAAAAGAACATTTGGTGTTCTAGACTGTTGGTTTGAATCTGGTATGGCAGGATTATCTCGTTATGGTTATCCTGAATGTAATAATCAATCATATCCTGTTGATTTTATTACTGAATCTATTGACCAAACAAGAGGATGGTTTTATACCCTTAATGTGTTATCAACTGCATTAAATCATACTCCTGCATTTAAAAGTGTAATTGTGAGTGGCTTAATTCTTGCTGAAGATGGGAAAAAAATGTCAAAAAGATTAGGTAATTATACATCACCAAATGAATTAATAAAAACATATGGAGTAGATGTATTACGATTATATTTAATTGGATCACCTGCCGCTAAAGCAGAGTCATTCTGTTTTAAGGATAGTGATTTAGTTGATATTATGCGGAAATTATTGCCTTATTATCATTCACATATGATGTTTGTAGAATGTATAACATATGCAAAAACAATGTTTGATTCAATTGATTGGTTAAACATAATAACATCAACAAATAAATTAGATTTATGGATTTATTCTAAATATATGGAATTTGCAAAAACAGTTTATAATCATATGGAAAAATTAGAAATTACTTTTATTTCAAAACTTATTTTTAAATTCATAGATTATTTATGTAATATATTTATTAAATTATCTCGTGACCGTATGAAAGGATTATTAACTGAAATAGATTGTAAAGAATCATTATCAACATTATACACTATTTTATCAAAGTGTAATATTTTACTAGCACCATTTATACCCCATTTAGCAGAATATTATAATTATATAATGCATGTAAGCATATCAAATAATAATTATGAATCAATTCACTTACAACAAATAGATATTAATAATATATTATCTTTTCAATTAAATGATGAATTATTAAATGGCTTTTATTCAGTCAATGAATTATTAGAATCAGTTCGTAATTTAAGACAACAATCAGATAAACCAATGTTTTATCCAATTAGTAAAATAGAATTATATACAGATTCAAATATTATTAGTCAATTTAAAGATATTATTTGTCGCGAACTTAATGCTAAACAATTAATTATAAAACCAATAGAATATTTAGAAAAAAATTATAAAGCAAATAAAGGTCTATTAGGCAAACAATATAAAAAAGATGCACATATATATGTACAAAAAATAGAATCAGGTGATATTACTTGGGATGGATGTATTCAAGATTATTATACATTTACATATAATATTAATTCATTAAACAAATCAAAATCTGTAGATTTATCAGATAATAAAACATTAACTCCTGTAGCAAGATCAAAATCAATGGATTTAACTAAAAGATTATCTTTGGACTTATCTGTAGATTTATCTTTGGATTTATCAGATAGTATGTCTAATAGTATTGAGAACAGTGATAATACTGAGAATAATGTTGGAATAACTTTTAATTATATGAATCAAAATGGAATATATAAACAATCCATAGTATATATTGACACTTTATCAACAATAGAATTTGATATTGAAGCTGAACATAATAATATTAGACGACAGATTAATGAAATTAGAAAAACCATGGGAATTAAAATATTTAATAAAGTAGAAATTACATTTGAAAAAAATGACTATTGGAATGAATTTTTATCTTATCCTACAGGAAAATATAATGAATCATTATCTTTATTATCAAATAGATTAAATGCAACAATAAAATTCCAAGATAAATTAAAAGATTATAATATTATCAAAACATTTAATAATAAAATACTTTATGTTTCAATCAAAATAATTATAAATTTAATTTAAGACATACACAATTATTTTTATAAAATTATTTAATTTTATAAAAATTAACAGATTTACTCTGCAATTGAACATGTTGCAGAATTTATAAATATTCCTTTAATTTCTTTTATATCTTCATCGTCAGTATCTAAATCTTCCTCAAAAGTAGTAATCTTTTTATTTAGATTACCATGTTTCCATGTATCTAATACTATTTTTTTATAATTATATGATAGTAAATTTAATTTTTTTAACATTTCCTTTAACAATTTATCATTCATATCTTTACTTTTTATTATTTTTAATGTATTTATATCATCTTCTATTTGCAGTTGTTTAGTTTCATTAAAATTAAATTTATATTTAGCATATAATTGTTCCATTTTATATATTGATCTACCAAGTAATTCTTCAAAAAAATATTTTTTTCTATCACATTCTTTAGTTAATTGGTCTGTATTATAAATATGTAAATAATGTCCATCAATTGAGGTAGTGCAAAAATTATGGTTTGATGGTAATCTTTCATTAAAATTTAAATGTTGAATAAATTTTATAACACTTTCTATTTTCTTATCAAATATTTCACTGATTTCACTATCATTCAAATCTGAAATATTTTCAGTGCCAATTTTATTTATAACAATAATATTATTTATTGTTCCATTATTAGTACTATTATTTATTATTCCATTATTAGTATTTGATTTAATTCCTTTGATTTCTTTTTGTAATAATTCAATCTGTTTTTCTAATTTTACAGTTTCCTTATCAACTAACTTACATGTATTTTCTATATGTTGTTGCATATTTTGTTTTGTTGTAAATTTTTTATTACAATATTTACATTCAAAATTACGTAGTTTTATATTATTAACTATTTCTGTATTTTGATGAAATTTTTTATTATGAATCCATAATGTTTTATAAGAACTATAATCTTTTTTACAATAATCACAGAAATGTTTCATAATATTATAAATATAACAGATTATTTTTAAATAGATATCCTCTTTTCATAAAAAAGACGATATATTTATGAATATCCTCATTTGTAAATAATAACAGATAACCAATAATTTATAAATTTATGAAATATCCATAAAATAATTGAGGTGGCTCTAATGGTATTCTAAAAAGACGATATTCATAAGTTAAAAATATTTATTTTTTTTATTTTATAAATTTTAGTGGGAATATATATAACTTTCCACTATCCTCTTTTCATAAAAAAGACGATATAATTATGAATATCCTCATTTGTAAATAATAACAGATGACCAATAATTTATAAATTTATGAAATATCCATAAAATAATTGCGGAGGCTCTAACAGTATTTTAAAAAGACGATATTCATAAGTTAAAAATATTTATTTTATTATAATAAAAAAATTGAAATATTAACAATTAAATAATACATACAATAAGATTAAGACACTTTTTTCCAATGGAAAAACAACGACTCTGTATTGCGATAGATACAACGGGCTCAATGCAAGCTTATCTTACGGCTTCAAAAGAAGCTATACAAATTATGTATCCTTTTTTACCATTATTAAAGATTGAAGAAATTATAATTGTAACATATGGTGATTTTGATAGTTCACATACACAAATAAATCAAGTAGTTGAAATTTTTAGAAATGTCACGCCCGGTCTTGTAAATTGTATTAAACTGTGCCAAGTTGGTGGTGGAGGTGATCATGTGGAAGCACTAAATACTGGGTTATTTAAGATATTAAAGTTTTTACAACAACAGAACCCTACACCAATTATTGTTATGCATGATGCATGTGGGTATACAAAATTAGATTGTAATTGTAATTCTGATCCAACACAGCGCGATTTAGAATTTAAGGCTTTAGAAAGAGAAGGAATTAATAAGTCTGATGCAACAACTGAATATTTTGTTAAGCAGCTTGCTGAAAGACATTTAGTTACATGTATTACAAGTAATCGTTGCCCTGCAAATGCAAAAATGTATAGCGATAATGGTGGTTATTGTGATGTCATTTCACAGAATGTAACTGATATAACATCTGCTCTTTTTAAGATGTTAACAGATATATTAAATTTATCACCATCAACACAGCGAACACGACCAATAAAAACTCCCGATGGAAGCGCGCCTGCTAAAATTACCTGGACAATAGATGACATTAATCTTTTTAGAAAACTTATTCTCCAAAATGGAACAATTATGGAACATGTAAGTGGTCTTGCATCGTTATATTATACAGCAATTAGACAAAATAAAGATATGGTAAGACATGCCGAATTCATGAAGGAACTAGCAAATGAAGGTGTATCTGCTGCAGTCCGGAATATATTTAAGGAAGCACAAAATGAATTAAATAAAGTATCTATTGATATTTTCCAAAAGGCAGAAGAACAAGGCCCACGAATCATAGGCAACAAGACATTTTTAACAGGATTATTAGAAATGCTTACATGTACAGGCAAAGGTACTACTGCTGCAAGTAGAACCGAGTTAAAGGAGCTTATAAAAAGCATAAAAATTATTGATATTGGCGACCCGCGTTTTTCAGAAGGTTTCCCATTATCTATTATTACTGGAACTAAACAAATAGTTAATCAAGATCAAGATCAAACAATAGAACAAGATGAATCATCAAGACTTATAGATGGTTTATCACTATTAATTTCGTATCTTGGACGAGATGGAAATAATTACCTAGTAAAAGTTTATAATAGACCAGCTTTAGCATTATTAATGGCTTGTTTATTAAGTTGGACTCGTCTTTATGAAATTACCGATGTTGTTGGTCATATTATAAAGAATGGAGACTTTTTACAGTCTGATAAATTAATCCTAAGTGCATCTGCCTATAATATGTCATGGTTAATAACAGTAGTGACTGCTTTTAGAAAAATTATGCCGGATAATAACATGCACAAATTATATAAGATGTATATGCTTGTAACCATTCTTGAAATGAGCAAAAAATCAGTTGAATTTACAAGTCGTCAAGAAGTAGAAAAAATGACTATAAATGCATTAATTGAGTATGTGCCTGGTGTTATGATGTTCTATTGTGTTGCACTCAGACAGTGGTATCCTGCATGTTTGGCATGCAAATGTAATAAATCAACAGTTGAAGATATTATTAAACAAATGGTAGAGTATAATATTGGCACAAATGAATATCATACTGCATTACGTAAATTATGTGATAAAAATGAATTTATATTTTTGAGTACATATGCTATCTATTTTTACAAAGATCTCCCAGATAATCCACATTTACTTGACCCATTTATGTATAATACTCGCACACATATTGAAATGGAAAAATGTGATGAAACAACTCTAAATGATATATATGATAAATATGTTGGTGGAAATGGTGAACATATTTTTAGTAATTGTGTTCCTCATAGTAATCTAACATCTGCTGAAAATTGTATATGCACACAATGCGGTGCATTATATGGTGTTTCCGATACACGGAAACACCCACCAAGAAGATGCGCAACATGTCGTTTTAACACACCAATTAAAGATGATAGACGTCCTACCAGTTTAATTAAAACTTATTTAATTACATGTGAAAATGGACATAAATTTGTATGCAATTATGAAAGAACTGAAATGATTGCAACAGATGTGTGTCCATTTTGCAGTATAGATCTTAACGCATGTACAAATACGAAAACCTATTTAGTTGAACAATTTTTTATTGATAACATAGAGTATGTAGCACTTGCTCTGGGTATTTCTGAAAGCATCCTTAGTAGATTAATGACTACAAAGAGTGCTTACAAGACAGCTGTGTGTGTAGAGACAGAAACGATTAATCCTGATTTTGCAAAGTGGCTACCATCACCATTTATTTGCAAGACTCCTGAAGGTAAACATATAGTAAGAATTGCAGGATGTCCATTAACAGATGCTAGTTGTGCAAATATATTATCTCTTATGAAACAAAAGTTCTGTTTGAGATGTATGTGTTGTTCAGAAAAAAAATCATGTGAAGAATTTAAGAAAGTATGTTCAAGAGCTAATTGCATATTTGATATTTGTTCTACATGTGTTCAATCTTTTCATCCGTGTCATATTGGAAATGCTACAGATGAACAAGTATACAATGGTTCATTATCAATTAGTGTATTATCATGCTCTGGTTGTAGAAGTCCAATTGACCCGGATGCTAAAATGCTTAACTACGGACTAGTACGGTTTATATTCAAGAATAATGATATAACAACTCTTGATGGGAGCATCTATAATAGTATAGCAGCCGCAGTTTTTGCAGGTGTGCCTTTTTGGCGTTGTTCAAATGGACCAAACTGTTTATCATTAAGAAATAAGGCTAATCATGGTATTTTTGAAGTGCCAAAGTTGGCATGTGATCAGATTGATGAAAATCCACATCATATTTGCGAGGCATGTGTCCAACAACAAATGGCACTTGCAAAACAACAAGCTGAAGAAGCACGTGCAAGAATGTTAGAGCTTACACCAGATAAAGATGATTATGGCTTTTTTATTATTGATGGGGAAAGATGTCGACAATGTCCAAACTGTAATGCATATGCTGTAAGAACTATTGGCTGTGCACATATGACATGTGTATGCGGACAACATTATTGCTATTGTTGCGGTCTACCACATGCAAATCCTGGAGAAACATATGCACATATTAGACAATTATTCAGAGGAGAAATTTACCCCAGTAAAGAACAGATTGAAGAAGTAATTAGATTACGCAAGACAGATCCTGATGCAATTCTTCCGGATATTCAAGATACCTATTATGGAGATGAAGAGACTGACAGTGATGAAGAATATGATTAATAATTAAATATTATTTATAAATTTATTTATAAATAATTAAAATTTTATATTCTAAAAATAAAATTTTAATTTATAATGTATAGTATATAATAATGAGCAAAAAATATTATGAATTTGGACCTCAAATTGGTGTACCATTCCCGCCCTTAATGCCACAAATGTTACCACTACAAGTGTTACCACCACTACAAGCAGTTGTCATTCCCAATTTGGCAAATGGTGAAGAACCTTTATTTAAGCGCACCCCGTTTGGATTTGTGCCTGCATCGGCTGCTGCAACTGCGGCGGCAGTTGCCGGTAAATCACCTCCTGCAACCACCGCAACCACTGCATTAAAGGCCTTAACAGATGCAATACTGGCAGTAAATATAGAGGTAACGCTTGTTGAACGATTGCCATCCTCAACTGCCACCGATGCAGTTTCAATAGCGACTGCAATTACAAAGGCTGCTAAAATGACAAGCGACGCAGCAACAGCAGCTGCAACAGCTGCCGGTGCTGCAGTAGCTGGGCAACTTGCAACAGCTGCAACAACAAAAGCGGCGGAAGCAACGACCGCAGCAGCAGCTGCTACGATAGCAGCAGCAAAAGCAACTGTTGCCGCAAATGACGCAGCAAATGCCGCAACAAATGCCGCAACAAATGCCGCAACAAATGCCGCAGCAGTATTAGATGCAGCAAAAACTGCAATAGCTAAGGCGATAGTTTTACTAAAATCAGGAGAAACAGCAGTAACAGCCGCCGCAGAAGCAGCAAAAGCAGCAATTACTCCTGCATCAAATGAGAATATTCATACAAAATACTTAAAAGATTTTATGAAATTAAACTATGATTTAAATTTGCGTAGAATGATATATACAGATAATCAAAGATATTATGAAGCGCATATGAAATATTATAATAAAAAGGGACGTAATAAAGTAAAAATTAATTCTTATCCAATTTCATACAACTCAATACCTAGACTAATAGAATCACCATATTATAATTTTTCATATTCTAATTAAAAATTGATATAAATATATATATAGATAAACTTCTCTATATTAATAAATGCATAGTTTATTTGTATATGAATTAGACATTGGAAATTCAGATATATTAGAAAAATCATCTAAAATAAATAATTTAATAACCAGTTCAACTATTAATATACCATTAATAAGTTTAGGATTTCAGCATTTTTTACATCGTACTAAAGATGCAATGGCAATAACTGAAAAATTAGATACAAAAAATAAATTTTATAATGTAATGAATCCATTTGAACATGTTATATCAAATTATGAAGAATCACTTATTAATTTAACAAAATTATATTTTAATAATAAAGATAAAGCACCTGACATTATATCTCGTGGATTTTATAAAATGTGGGAAATATTATATTTATTTGGAATTGGTGATACTAAAAATTTATCATATGCATCAATGGCTAATACACCGGAATCATTTATTCAAGCTATTATTCATTATCGTCAAAAATTTAAAGATGGAATAACAAATGATAAAATATATTCTGTATTAATTCATTCAAATAAAGATAAATATACAGAAATGAATATGCAATTTTTAGGATTTTATAATAAACAATATAAGAATGTATTTAGTATTGTTGATCATAAAGGCGTAAAAAAAATACGAGTATCTAAAGCAAAAACACAAAAGGGTGGTAAGTCTATAGAAACTAATAATACAGAATCATCCGAAACTAGTGAAAACATAAATAAAAAATCTAAAGATACTAAAATAACTAAAAAAAAGAAATTAATTATTGAAAATACAGGCGGGAGTAGTCCAGTAGGTATATCAATTAAAAATATTATACAAATTGATACTATTAAATTATTTAAGAAAGATATAGAAAAAACTAAAAAATATTTAGATTTAATTACAAGTGATGGTAAAATAAAAACAGATAATATACATACACAGGAACAAGAAAGTTATCAATTACTTTTAAGTCAGATAATTGCTGCATTAAAAGTACAAGCTATAAATGGCTCATTTGTATTAAAAGTATTTGAAACTTTTACAATGCCAACATTAAAATTAATATATTTATTAAGTAGCTTTTATAAAAATACATATATTTATAAACCATTTTATTCAAGGCCATATAATTCTGAAAAATATATTATATGTAAAGATTTTAAATTAGACCAAGTTAAGGATGCTGAACAATTAAAAATAAAAATAAAAACATTAGAAACAGTGCTCGCAGAAATGGATACAAATAGATTTGTATATGATATCTTTCCAACATTAAAATTACCAGATGAATATTTATATAAAATGAAATTAATCAATATTAAAATTGCAAATACTCAACAAATTATGATTAATGAAATTGTTAAATATATTAAAGAAAATAATTATTTTGGTGAAAAATATCATACACAAAGAGATATACAAATAAAAGCTACTAAATGGTGGATATCATCTTTTCTTCCACCTGATAATTTATATGATAAATCAAAAGAAGATTTAATTAAAATAATGAATACTACATTAGAAAAAAATAAAGCTGAACAAATGCAATTTATATCATCCTTAGTAAAAAATTGATTTAAAATTTTATTTAAAACATAAATTTATATTTTAAATAAAATGAAACACTTCAAAACGTTCAATATTATTCTCGCAACGGGCGAAACCGGCGAACTGGGAATAAATAATCAACTCCCTTGGGATTTCTCAAAAGATAAGTCATTTTTTAAAAAGATGACTACTGAAACTACAATATTACCAGGTATTAATAAAGAATCAAATATTTTAATAACTGGTCGAAAAACTTTTGAATCATTATTAAATACTACAGGTTGTTGTATATATAAACCATTATTAAATCGAACATTATTTGTAATTACATCAGATTATGAAAAATTTAATAATTATTATACAACAGATACAGATATTATTAATAAAGAAAAATCAGTTTATTTTTTCCCAAGTTTTTTAACTGCTTATTTAAAAGCATGTGATTTTAAAAATTCAGATATTTGGGTTATTGGTGGAAAATATATTTACGAGTGCGCTTTAACACATTGGGCATGTGATAAAATATATTTAACAAAAATATCTAATAGTTTTGAAGCAGATACTTTTATAGATTTAAATAAATATAATATTGAATGGTCTAATATAATTATGACAACCAATATTGATAAATATACCCAAAAAGAACATACATTAGAATTTAAACAAGGTGTTATTAAACCTAATATTGAAACCGCCTATTTACAATTATTACATAAAGTAATAACAACAAGTGATGAACGAGAAACAAGAAATGGTATTACATTTTCTAAATTTAATGCTACATTATCATGTGATGTAAGACATTCATTTCCATTACTTACTACAAAATCAATGTATTGGAAAGGTATTGTAGAAGAATTATTATTTTTTATTAGAGGAAATACAAATACAACTATTTTATCTAAAAAAAGTATTAAAATATGGGAACCTAATACAAATCAACAATTTTTAGATAAAATGGGTTTTGATTATCCAGTGGGTGAAATGGGACCAATGTATGGATATCAATGGCGACATTTTAATAAACAATATCCAGAAATAAAAAATGATACAGAATTAGGAATTGACCAATTGCAATTTGTTATTAATGAAATTAAAACAAATCCATCATCACGGCGTATATTATTAACTACATTTAATCCTGCACAAGTCAATCAAGGTGTATTATATCCATGTCATTCTATTATAATACAATTTTATGTAGAAGATGATAAATTAAGTTGTACAATGTATCAAAGGTCTGCAGATTTATTTTTAGGGGTGCCATTTAATATTGCATCAACTGCATTATTATTACATATTATAGCAAAAATTACTAAATTAAAACCAAATATGATGCATTTACATTTAGGTGATTATCATGTATATAAGGAACATATTAATGCAGTATGGAAACAATTAGAAAGAATTCCTCGCGACTTACCACAATTAGAAATACCAGATTTTGAAACAATAGAAGATGTTGAAAAATCTCAATTTGAAAATTATAAAATTATTAATTATAATCCACATAGTGCAATTAAAGCAGCAATGATTCCATGATTTATTTAAAAAAATTTTTAATAAATATTATCTATTTTCATTTATTCTAAGTGATGTTAAATGTGATAATACATCTAAATTTAATTGATTTCTATAACTTTTAGAAGATATGTTAAGATTTCTTAATTGCGACATTGCTTCAAATAATGGTATTAACAATGTCAATCCTTTCATATTAATAACATTACGTGAAAAGTCTAGTGTTTTTAGTTCTGTTTGTGCAATTAATATTCCTTTCATATCATATTTATTTAAATTATTGAATGATAAATTGAGATATAATAGTTTTGGTATAGGTGTTAAATTTTCAAAGTGTGGTTCTGTGTTATATTCATTGCCAATATTATTATTTGAAAGATTAAGTCTTATTAATGCAGTATGATTTGATAATGCATTCCATAATAATGGTATATGTATATCATTACAACTAGTGTGTTCAAGACCAAGATGTGTCAGACTGGTCATATATGGTAATACAGATATAATTGATGAAAAACCAACTGAATTAGAACGTGTATTCTTAAGTTCGAGTTTCTTTAATTTATCCAAGTTTCTAAATGCACTACATAATTCTGTCATACTAGTTTCTATATAATTCCATTGAAGAGTTAAAATTTCTAATTGAGTCATTACTTTTATTACATTTGCTAATAATATGAATAATTCACCTTCACCTTCTCTATAACTATCATGTATACTATCAAGATGTAATATTTTTAAGTGTGTTAGGCCGCATAGTGCTGGTGCTAATACTCTCATAAATTTGGTATTAATAGTAGTCCAATTAAGATTAAGAGTTTCTAAATTACTTAATCTACTTAATCCATCAGCAACCGCTCTCAACTCATCATTCTTTATTGGTTTATGTATTGTCTTACCATTTAATCTAACGCGAGTATAAGAAATTATGTTTCCAGTAAATAAGAGTGTATTTATACTACTTGGTAGTGCTCGGAGTATTTTTTTCATACCATCATTATGCATATCTATATCATGATAATTATCACCACCCATTGTGCTACTTAAATCTAGTATTTTTAAATTTGTAAATTTTTCAATTGCACGTGATAAAATATCACCATATTTTCCAATATCAACATATGAAAGATATAGTGCCTCAAGATTTGGTAAGTTTTGCAAACATAGTCGTAGTAGTCTAGGATTATTATTATTATACTTAAAAGTTTTTAGATGTATTAATGATGAAATTATCATTGCTCTCTGAATATGTGATATTTCACTGTTAGTACATATAATACTAGAAAGATTCAAGTATCTTAATTGTGATAGATTTTTAAAACTATAATTAAATAGTCTATACGGATTTACACTACAACTAAGATTCAGTGATGATACATTAGAAATACTATATTGTAGCTGTTTACATGTATTGGCTAATATTAATAATATTTTAAATTTAGACTCAGGTTTATCTAATATATATGATATTATAAAAGTTATGATATTGATTGATAATTCACCAGGAAGAGGAGACATTTGTTGTCATATTTTTATATAATTATCATATAAAATAAATATATTTCAATTATTTTTAGATATCAATTATTAGGTTCTAATAATCATCAATTAGCAGTATTACCGAATATTATGAAATCAATGAATAATGATTATAATTTAAATTTTGAATGTTTTGCGTCTGCGATAAATAGCACTTTTCCATTATATTGTTCTATTTATTATGATTTAGAACAATATTTTGGTTCAATTGGAAGTTTTTTTAATATAACACCTATAAAAGGAACATATGGTTTTAATCCACCTTATCAAAAAGATATAATTGAATTAGGTGTAAATAAATTATTTACATTTAGGTGATTATCATGTATATAAGGAACATATTAATGCTGTGTGGAAACAATTAGAAAGAAATCCTCGAGACTTACCACAATTAGAAATACCAGATTTTGAAACAATTGAAGATGTTGAAAAATCACAATTTGAAAATTATAAAATTATTAATTATAATCCATATAGTACAATTAAAGCAGCAATGATTCCATAATTTATTTAAAAAAATTTTTAATAAATATTATCTATTTTCATTTATTCTAAGTGATGTTAAATGTGATAATACATCTAAATTTAATTGATTTCTATAACTACTAGAAGATATGTTAAGATTTCTTAATTGCGGCATTGCTTCAAATAATGGAATTAATAAAAAGTAAAATGTTCCCTATCAATAGCATTACCTGAAAAGGCTAATGTTTTTAGTTCTGTTTGTGCAATTAATATTCTTTCCATATCCTTCTTATTCAAATTATTATATGATAAATTGAGATGTAATAGTTTTGGTATAGGTGTTAAACATTCAAAGTGTGGTTCTGTGTTATATTCATCACCAATATTATTATTTGAAAGATTTAATGTTGTTAATGCAGTATGATTTGATAATGCATTCCATAATAATGGTATATGTATATCATTACAACCAGTGCTTTCAAGACCAAGATATGTCAGACTGGTCATATATGGTAATACTGTTATAATCGAGGAAAAACCAACTGAATTAGAACGAGTATTCTTAAGTTCAAGCTTCTTTAATTTATCCAAGTTTCTAAATGCACTACATAATTCTGTCATACTAGTTTCTAAATAGTTTGATTCAAGAGTTAAAATTTCTAATTGTGTCATTACTTTTATTACATTTGCTAATAATATGAATAATTCACAATCTCTATAACTATCATGAATATGATCAAGATGTAGTATTTTTAGTTGTGTTAGTCCGCATAGTGCGGGTTCTAATATTCTCATAAACTTGGTATTTATGCAAGTCCGGCTGAGGTCAAGAGTAGTTAAATTACTTAATCTACTTAATCCATTAGCAACTGCTCTCATCTCATCATTCTTTAGTGGTTTATGTATTGTCTTACCATTTAATCTAACACGAGTATGAGGAATTGTGTTTCCAGTAAAGTTGAGTGTTTTTATACTACTAGGTAGTGCACTGAATATTTTCTTCATACCATGATTAACCATATCTCTATCTACACGTGTCCGATAGTCACAACCTATTGTGCCACTGATATCTAGTGTTGTCAAGTCTGTAAGTTTTCCAATTGCACGTGATAAAATATCACCATATTTCCCAATATCAACATGAGAAAGATATAGTGCCTTGAGATTTGGTAAGTTTCGTAAACATAGACGTAGTAGTCTAAGATCATTATCATTATACTTAAAACTTTCTAAATGTGTGAATGATGAAATTATCAGTGCTCTCTGAACATGTGATATTTCTTTGTTAGTGCAACTAATACTTGAAAGGTCTAAATGTCTTAATAGTGATAAATTTCTAAAACTGTATTTTAATAGTCTAAATGGATCAACACTATGACTAAGATTAAGTGATGATATATTATATGTTATTGATAAGATTATTCTCGATTCGTTAATAACCTGTATTTTTATCCTAGCGTAATTAACAGCGTGATTAACACCAGACAACACCCTGTGTCTTAATTGTAATAAATGTCTAAAACTGTAATTTAATTTACTAAGATCAAGTGATGATACATTAGAAATACTATATTGTAGTTGTTTACATGTTTTGGCTAGTATTAATAATATTCTAAATTCAGTATTTGGATTATTTAATATATATGATATTATAAAAGTTATGACCTTGATTGATAACTCGCCTGGAAGAGGAGACATGTTTTGTCATATTTTTATATAATTATCATATAAAATAAATATATTTCAATTATTTTTTATTCAAAAAATTTTGTAAAAATTATAATTTATTTAGTATTCTTTATTCTTTCTTGTGTGGTTTATTAGTACAGAGGTTTAGTGTTCTTAACCATGGTATTTCTTGTAATAATATAGCACGGTCTTTTCTTGGTCTAAGATGGTTATATGAAAGATCTAAGGTTGTTAGATCTTTCATACGATAAAACATTGGTAATAACTGTAATAAATCATTTGAAGTAATTTGATTATAACTTAGATTAAGTGATATAAGACTAGACATACAAGATAAAATAGGTAAAATTTGTATTATTTTTATATTAATATAACTAAGATTTAGACTTGTTAGTTGTGTTAATGATGTAAATATAGAATAATGTATATTTTCCATACGTGAAACATCTAATTTTTGTAATTGTGTCATGCTTGATAATTTTATAGCTATAAGATTAGTCTCACTAATATTAAGTGATGTTATTCTTGGCATTTTTGATAGTGAATATTCTAATGCAACTGTTTCCGATTTATCAAGCCGATTATAAGACATTATTAATTCATTAAGATTAACTAATTGTGAAAGATTATCTAAGAATTCTTTATACATACGCACATCAAGATTATTACTAATATTTAGTTTTCTTAACCGTGTTAATGATAAAATAGGATTTAGTTCGGTGCTTCTATATTTTAGTTTAGATGTTGTTATATTTTTAATAGTTAGTTCTGTTAAGTTTGTAAGTAATGGAAAACAATCTAATTTTACAAAATGATGATTATTACTAAAATCTAACCTTGTTAGTGTTGTTAATGATGAAACAATTTTTGCTAGTTCTCTTCTAGATGAATCATGACTACCAAAACGCCGCTCTGTAAAAGTACAACCAAACAAACTGTTAACATCTGAAAGATCTATAGTTGTTAAACATTTCATACGTGTAAAAAACTTACAATAGGTATCAAATGTAATAGTATTTAACAAGATATTCTTATACTTATATTTAAACAATTTTATGTAATCGAATGGAAAATGTTTAATAGTAAAAAATGTTTCTCGTATATATTTACAGGTTACAGATAACATTAATAATTTTCTACCATCTAAATTTAACAAGTCAAGAAAATAATTAATTTTTTGAATAATATCCAAAAAATTAATTTGGGAAACACTCTCCATGTGAAAAGATATTATATGAACAATAAAATAACTATATAATATAAATATATTTCAATTATTTTTTATTCAAATAATTTTAATTTAAACATATAACCATTTTATATTTATAATGTCAATATTAATTGAATTAGACAATGATAAACCAACTCATATTAAATTTATAACAAAACAAATGACAACTAAACCATTAGAACCATTATTAGAATTATATAAAGGTAAATTATACACAAGTTTAATTAAATTATTTATTAATGATTGTGTGCAATTATTAGGATATCATATATTTTCAATTAAAAAATCATATTCCAGAACAATAACAAATTTATTTTCCAGTTGGATATTTTCATTATATATTTATTATGATTTTTCAGAAGATTATTTTTTACCATCTAATTATAATAATACCCAATTACTAGAAGAAACCTTATCAGATTTATGTAAATATAATACTAATATAATTAATATAAATGAAAAAATTAAACAAATTATTACAAATCTTAAAAGTAATTATAAAATAAAATTAGATTTATTAAATAATTATAAACAATCAGAACAGTTTAAACAAATTAAAAATAATTATAAAATTATAAAATCATTTACACCAATTAAAAAAAATAAGCAAACAGAGCATGAAACAGCTTTTTATATATTTCATTTAAATACTTCATTTTTGATTAAAGATAAACGATTATTAAATATATTAAATAATATATTAATACCAATTACTATTTATGAAAAACTTGTTAATATATATACTGGACCGGTAAATAAAATAGATGAATATTTATGGGGAATTATTTTTAGATATCAACTATTAGGTTCTAATAATCATCAATTAGCAGTATTACCAAATATTATGAAATCTATGAACAATGATTATAATTTAAATTTTGAATGTTTTGCATCAACAATAAATAGTACTTTTACGAAATATTGTTCTATTTATTATGATTTAGAACAATATTTTGGTTCTGTTGGGAGTTTTTTTAATATAACTCCTATAAAAGGAACATATGGTTTTAATCCACCATATCAAAAAGATATAATTGATTTAGGTGTTAATAAATTATTTACATTTTTAGAGAATACAGATGAACAATTAACATTTATTATTACTATACCTATATGGGATAATGAAGGTAAGTCTATTATGAAAGAAAAATATAATAATGAATTAGAAAAACAAAATATAGATTACGGAGATTTTAATATAATCAATCAAATGAAAACATCAAAATTTTATATAGGCTTACGAATGATACCAAAAGAACAATTTACATATATTGATCATAATTTTGAATTATATAAAAATAAAACAATACAAAATACATATGTTATTATTTTATCAAATCAATTATTAATATTAGATAGTTTAAATAATTATGATTTTGAAAGTTTTCTTAATGTATAAGTATCTATAAAAAAATGAATAATTTAAATATTATATAATAATACACTGTTATTTAACATTTCAACATGGCAAGCGCATTGAAAAGAATTAGGAAAGAAATCATGGAAATAATAAAAGAACCTAATGAATTATTTACAATTGTTCCAGATATAATAGAAACACAAGATAATTTAAGATATTATAATATTGAAGGAATTATGTTGGGTAATAGTGAACCATATAAAAATGGTATGTTTAAATTTAAAATATCTATTCCGCATGATTATCCTAACAAACCACCAGTATTTACATTTACTAACAAATTATTTCACCCAAATATTCACTCTGATGGAAAAGTATGTATTAGTATATTACATGAGGGCACCGATGTTACTGGATATGAAGATGATGGATTAAGATGGTCTTCTATACACACATTATATTCTATTATAGCAAGTATTCATTGGGTATTGCATAATCCAAATGATGAGTCACCAGCTAATATTGATGCTGCATTAATGTTACGAACTAATCCGAAAGAATATAATAGAATGATACATAAAATAGTCGCATCTACTCATAATGAAATTATATAATTATGATTTAAGAAAATATATAATTAATGATATAATGATTATTAAATTACATATATGGGTTGAAAATAAAATTATTTTAAATAAATTTAAATTAAATATATGTAATAATGCTATTATAATTGAATCAATAGATAATAAAAAATCAATAATAAAAATAATAGTATATAATAAATATAATGGTATTAATTATATACCTATATGTTTTCCTTTAAAAATGTATATTATTGATAATTTAGTATTTAATCCATATATTATATTATCGTCTTATAATTTAAGTAATGATAATAGCATAGATTTTTTTTATAATATTGAAAAAATATTAAATACTAAATATAAATTAAAATATATCCATTTTGATGATTTAAGTGAAAATTCAACTGATAAATTATGTTTGATTCATTTAATAAATAATAATTATCCAGATATATATACATTAAATAATCTTGAAAATAGTATATCAGATATATCATTGTTTATTAATAATTTATGGTTTGATATAAATATGATTAAATTATTAATTATATTTATATTTGTAAAATTACCACATTTAACATTTAAAAGTATAAAAAAAATGTGTAAAAAATATAATGTATCAAATAAAATATTATTTATTTTTAATCAAATAAAACATTTTAAATATATATTAACAAATAATGAACATGATTATTTTATGACATATCTTGAATATAATAAATATAATTTTAGTAAATCATTAGAATTATCTGATATTAAAAGTAATAGTTATTATTATTTAGTTATTAATAAAATAGATATTCTGCCGCAAAAAATAAAATATTCAACCATGTTTAGTAATGATTCATGCACTGCATTATCATGCACAATTTTAGGTGATACTACCTCCTCTGTATCAACAAGTATAATTGTTTCAGATAATATAATTTCAAATAATAAAGTTATAAAAATATTAGTTTCTAAAATAAATAAAAATATTATAACAATTAAAAAGTCTAATAGACTTAATTCTACTAATGATAAAAAAATAATATTTGAAGATTATAAATGGTATTATTATCATCCCAATACTAATATTGATAAAAATTATATTATATTTAATACATATATTAATAATGATATAACTTGTGAAATAATTAAATTATTATTTCAAATTGATACAAATCATAGTATTAAAATATTAGAATACTATCAAAATAATAATAAATTAAGTAATTTATTAATTTTACCACATGTATTTGAAGGATTACAAATATATTTTGATGATATAGCTATTTTAAAATCTAATTCATATACAAGTGAATTTTTTGAATATATAACAAAAAAATATTCAAATAATGATCCTATTATGTATAAAATATTATCTATATTATTTATGCAATATAACTATCCATTAAAAACTAACCGACACGAGTTAGATGATATATTTGATTATATTTTATATTTTAGTTTATATAATTATAAATATATTATATTAATACAAGATTCTATAGAAATAATAAATCCATTAATAAATAATTATATACCATATAAAATTAAAAATTTATATATTAATTTATTAAAAACATTATATAAAATTATTAATAATAATTTTGAATCTATTACGTATAATAATAAATTTTATTATGATTATTTATATAAACATATTATTAAAATATTTTTTACTAATTCAAATAAATTATTAATTAAATTATTTAAAAAATTAGTTTCACAAAATAATTTTAATAAATTTAAAAAAATTATTAGCACAAATTTTTTATTAATAGATGTAGCTAATAAATTATCATGGAATACATTATCAAAAAATTTACATTATTTAAATATATTTTATAAAAATTGTGATATAATTTTTTATCAAGATAAATTAAACAAAACTATCATACCAAAAAATTTTGATACAAGAATTAAAAAAATTATAGAAAATCCTTTTGAAATGTATAAATATTTAAGAAAGAAAATTGATTTTGAAAAATGGACATTATTTATATCTGATAAAATACCTCAAATATTTTATATTCCTGTATCATTATCTACAGAAGATTTTACTTATATAGGCACTTTAATTTACTTACTTTTTAATATTGAAGAACAAAATATAAAAGAACCTACATATATAAATTTTATAAAATTTTGTAATGAACATATACATTTAATTGTAGAATCAAAACGGATTAATATTAATATGAAAGAATATTTTTCTTGTTTAAAAATAAATATTAATTTAGGATTTTTGGCAAAACATTTAATACAAAATAAAGATACAATTTATTTAGAACAACCAGTATCTAATGATATAAAAGAAAATAATATAAAAGAGCTTGAATTAAAATTACAAACTGCATTACAAAAATATCATAAATATAAACATAAATATAAAAATAAATATATTGAATCTAATGACAATAAATAAATATTATGAAATAAATATTATAAAATAAATATTATGAAATAAATAATGATGTAAATGGTA